TATCAGTAAGAAAGTAAATGAAGAAACAGCAATGCCTGGACAAGTTGGCTTGAGGTTTAGTACAGTCTATGGGCCGAATGCCAGAGATTCAATGCTAATAGGGAGACTTGTAAGTGGCAATATTAAATATCTCACTAATCATACTCGTGATTTTGTTCATGTTGATGATGTAGTAGCATTTATTGTTTTGTTAATGGAAAAAGATTTACACACCGTTGAAAGAGCATATGATATCGGCACAAGTAAAGGTGTGTTAGTTTCTGAACTCGGTCAAGCTGTAGGTTATCAAGATCTTCCAGTAGAAGACGGCGATGATTGTGAAGCTGATGATAATACATTGAATATTGAACCAGCCAAAAAATTAGGTTGGGAACCACAACTTAATGTGTTAGATTACGTTACAGCACAAAAAGAATTGTATCATCAAACAATGACAATAAACGAAGAGCTACACAGTTGAAGTACGCTAGTATAGTTCCATTGATTGGTGGTGAAACGATTGCTATGCAAAATGCATTTGGCAAAAGACCTGAATATATATTATCATATGAGGATTTTAATGCAAACGATAACCATCTTGTGGAATACTATAAAAGAGAAGTTCCCTATCATCTTATTCGAGGTGATAGGGTACCTGACGTACCTTCTGTCGATGTTATTAATACCGTATGTCCTTGTGCTGGGTTGTCTAGCCTTAATACTTCAGCTTCTTCTAATGCTGGTGCTAACGATTGGATGCGCACTTCAGCCACTCATGTCTTGGGTAAACTCAAGCCTCAAGTATTCTGGGGTGAAAATGCACCAAGACTCGCTTCGAAAATGGGAGAGCCAGTCGTTAGGGATCTTCGAGAAATTGGACAAAACTTCGGATATACTTTCTCACTGTATAAAACAAAGTCTATCCTTCATGGACTCGGACAAGTAAGAGACAGAGCATTTTATTTTTTCTGGAAGGGCGAAAAGGTACCACAATTTGAATATATAACTAGAGAGCATGAAAAAATTGAGGAAACGATTCGTTCCGTGAAACGGGATCCAGATGATCCAATGTCAGTCCTTGTAAAATTGAGTGCTCCTACGGAAGACCCGTTCTATAAGTACGTTCTCAATGAGATTGAGGGCGGTATCAGTCATAATGACTTTCAAAACAAAATTAAAAAAAGCACTGATGTAAAACTTTATATTGAAGATCACAATATAAGTTATGACAAAGTTGCTGATTGGATGGACAAGCACGGCTTTGAAAAAGAAGCAACAAGGTGTAGGACCATGCATGCTAAGCTTGAATCAGGCGGGAATATTATGAGAAGAGGTGTTTATATTCCTAAAGATTATATTGGTGCATTTGTAGGTAGCACACCAACATGTCTTACACATCCTGATGAAGATAGATATTTAACAATAAGAGAATGCTTGCACATTATGGGATTACCTGATGATTTCATATTGCAAGGTGGATTAAAAAATCTTAATCATATTTGTCAAAACGTACCAGTGACTACAGCACAAGATATGGCTGAACACGTACTGAAGTTTTGCGATGGAAGATTAAGTAACCGTATGATTGACACACCTTTTATGGTTCAGTGCAACAAATCTAAATCATACGATTATGAAAAAAGTGTTGTACAACTTGACCAATTTATGGTATAATATAATTTTAGGAGATAATGAATGTCAATAATGGATAAACTAAAAAAGAACTCAAAGATTAAGGAAACAGCTATCCTTAGTAAATCGCAGTTCTTCCGTGACAAAGATTTTGTCACAACCGATGTTCCAATGATTAATGTTGCTTTAGCTGGTGATGTTGAAGGCGGACTAAGTTCAGGCCTTACTGTTTTGGCTGGTGCATCTAAACACTTTAAAACTTCATTCGCATTGAAAATAGCGAGTGCATATATGAGAAAACACCCAGAATCTGTTATGTTATTTTATGATTCTGAGTTTGGTTCTCCACAACAATACTTTGAAACATTTGGTATTGATATTGATAGAGTACTACATACACCTATCACAGATGTTGAAAAATTAAAATTTGATTTGGTAGGTCAATTAGAAAACTTAGAAAGAGATGATAAGGTCATTATTGTAATTGACTCTATCGGTAACCTCGCATCAAAGAAAGAAATGGAAGATGCATTGAATGAAAAGTCAGTTGCTGATATGTCACGAGCAAAAGCACTGAAAGGTTTGTTTAGAATGGTTACACCATATCTTACTATGAAAAACATTCCTCTTCTTGCTGTTAACCACACTTATAAAGAAATTGGTTTGTTTCCAAAAGATATTGTCGGTGGTGGTACAGGTATCTACTACAGCGCTGATAATATTTGGATCATTGGTAGACAACAGGATAAAGTTGGTACAGAAATCAAAGGTTATCACTTTGTCATTAATGTTGAAAAATCAAGGTTTGTACGTGAAAAGTCAAAGATTCCTATTTCAGTTTCATGGGAAGGTGGCATCCAAAAATGGTCAGGTCTTCTTGATGTAGCTATGGGTGGTGGATATGTAACTAAACCTTCTCCAGGCTGGTACCAACGAACAGGTGAAGAAAATAAAGTAAGAGTTGGAGAGACACTTACCGAAGAGTTTTGGAAACCTATCTTTGAAACTACAGACTTTAAAGAATATATAAAGAAAAACTATCAGATTGGTTCTGTAGTGAATATGGAAGATTACAAAGATGATATCGGAGAATGATTATACATTCATGGACAATGAAAAGTTCCCTGAACATCATTGCATAAGAATAAAAACAGGCATATATAAAGATGTTATATATGCTTATGGAAAAGTAAAAGCAGTTGTTGAAAGCAATGATGATATTGCAAGACTTGATTTTAAATATCAAATAATTGAAAACCCAACAGACATGAAACTAGATAATGATCCAGACTTTGGTAATCATATTGGTGCTATTCTCCAGCACTGTATGACTGAGGCTGTTGAATCGGGCAACTATAGGATAGGTGATGGAACCAAACATACAAACGACAATTCTAAGAAACTTAATTAATGATGAAGATTATACTCGATCAGTAATTCCATTTCTTAAGAAAGAATATTTTGAAAACAATCATAGAGTTGTATTTGACTCTGTGGTTGAGTTCGTTGACAAATACAACAAGCTTCCAACTCAAGAAGCATTATCAATTGAGTTAACTAATGCAAATATAAAAGACGGTCCTGGTGTTTCTGAAGTACTTGGCCAAGTGTTTACACCTAAAGAAGTAAATGAAGAATGGTTGCTTCATGAAACTGAAAAGTGGTGTCAGGATAGAAGTATCTATCTTGCCATTATGGAATCAATAAACATTATTGATGGTAAACATAACACATTGAAAAAGGATGCACTGCCACAACTTTTATCGGACGCTCTTGGTGTTTGTTTTGACACTAATGTAGGTCATGACTATATTGATAATTCAGATGAAAGGTTTGAATTTTATCATAAGGTTGAAGATAGGATTCCATTTGATCTTGAATACTTCAATAAAATTACTAAAGATGGTATACCAAACAAAACATTGAATGTTGCACTTGCTGGCACAGGTGTAGGTAAATCTTTGTTTATGTGTCATCATGCAGCTTCAGTACTTACACTCGGTAAGAATGTTTTGTATATTACTTTGGAAATGGCTGAAGAAAGAATAGCAGAAAGAATTGATGCTAACCTCATGAATATACCTATTGATCAACTTCATGCATTATCCAAAACTATGTTTGAAGATAAGATTACTAAGATAGCTCAAAAGAATGTAGGTAAACTAATCATTAAGGAATATCCAACAGGTGCTGCTCATTCAGGTCACTTCCGTGCATTACTTAATGAATTAAAACTTAAAAGAAACTTTACACCAGATATAATCTTTATTGATTATCTTAATATATGTTCAAGCTCTAGAATGAAAGGATTAGGCGGTGCAATCAATACATACTCTTACGTTAAAGCAATTGCTGAAGAATTACGCGGTCTTGCGGTTGAGTTCAACTTACCGGTCGTCACTGCAACGCAAACGACTCGTTCAGGTTATTCTAACTCGGATGTTGGGCTTGAAGATACATCCGAATCTTTTGGATTACCCGCTACCGCGGATCTAATGTTTGCCTTAGTTACTACCGAAGAACTTGATAAACTCGGCCAGATGATGGTTAAGCAATTAAAGAACAGATATAATGATCCAAGTAAAACTAAAAGGTTTATTATTGGTGTAGATAGATCTCGTATGAAACTATATGATGTTGAGGAAAATGCTCAGACTCTCACCGATGATACACCAGTGTTTGATAATACTAAATCAGGTGAAGACATGAAGGATTTTTCAGGGTTTAAAATGTAATTGTGATATAAATGTCACAGTATTTGGATAAAATGCAAAAAAGTGCAGCTAGGCTGCATTTTTTTGTTTACAAACCCGGAAAAACTGTATATACTAGATATATAAGGTAAAAAAAATAATGATGGAGAAAATTATGGAAACAATCTTTATAAATGCTGAAAGAGGCGGAATCTCAATAGATTTAGGACCAGGTAATAGAATAGGTCTTGCAAAAACACCTGAAACTTTAAATAAGCTTATCAATGATAATAATCTTCAAGGTGAAGTTGCTTTTACAAGTTCAATGGATTTTGCAGATGAGTATGGATTCAAAAATGGCGATGGTGCTAGAATCCTTTGGAATAAAACTATGGAATTGAGAGGTTAATTATGGAACAGCTAGAATTATTCAAAAAATCATGGGGAGTCCACGAAGGATTCGAAAAACTTCAATCAGCTCTTGATGAGCGTATACCTGGATCAGGTAGCGTACCAAGTCCTCGTTCAACTAACAAGCATCTTGAAAAATTCAGAGTTGCTTCTAACTTGGCTTACGATCTTTTCAACAATGGTCTTATGAATAGAAGATCACGATTCGGTCAATTCTTTGGTTGGGTTCCACACTCACAAAGAGGTGGTTACTATTACCGCGATAACGATTGGAGAAGGTTT